CTGGGACTCGATGTCGAGGATGTCTCGACCGAACTTGCGGATGTCGGCGTAGTCGACCGCATTCATGTAGATGCGAGCGACACGCAGGTCGTGGCGTTCTACTTCGGCGAAGGCATCTGCCAACACCGAGGGAGAGATTGGAGCCACAACGGCGATGTCCGGGTTCGTCTGACCGGGCAGAGTGTCGAAGCCCGAGACAGCGATGCTGTCCAGAACTGCGAACACACGCTCGTCTTCTGCTGCCTGGATCTGAGCCTTCGCCAGATCCTGAGCACGTTCGATCAGATCGAAACGACGCTCCTTGATCTGGGTGAGCGGGATCTCCGGGTTCGAGGCGATCTCGAACAAGGGGAAGATCACTCGACGTGGCTTCTGGATGGCAAGAATGTTCTCGCCTTCCTCGCCCACGACGAACGCGGTGACTTCCGGGTCCTTGTCGTAGATTGGTAGCGCTCCGTCTGGAAGCTGCTCGACCAAGAAGGTCTTGCGGCCTACCGCCGTGTAGTCACGACGGAGACGGAGGGGTTGAATCATCGATGCGGCCAACTTCGCACGGCCACCAGCGGTCTTGATGTACTCGCCGATGATCTGCTGCTTGACCTGGTTGCTTACTTGCTGAGGCATTTTCGTAGTTCCTCTATTGGTTCCTGGTGGGCCTCAGATCCGAAGGTCAACAACCATGAGGTCGTTGTCCGCATCGGGGGCTACCTTGATGGTTCCGATTGTACGAACGAAGTCCGGGTCAGCCTGACCCGCAACGTTGTACTCGTAGGCGTCTTCGATTCGGTTGGTCAAAAGACCGTTGACCGAAGCGTAGACACGCTGTCCTGTCGAGTAGACCAGCAGCGTGGAGCCACCGATCTGACGACGGGTTTCCCAGATCGACACTGCAATGCAGCCGTTACCAGAGAGGTACGGACCACGATTGCTTGCCGGGCCTGGGGTGTTTTCGAACGCATTCCCTACTGCGTCATTGATGAAGACGCCGAGGGGAACGATGGTTGCGACGTACAAGCCGCCAACTAGCACCGGGCCTCCTTGGAAGCCGTTGCCAATGTCGGAGCGTGTGAAGGCTACTGAGCCTCCAAGTACGCCCCGCTTCGTGATACCTGACAGGGTGGCAGACACGTTGGCTGCGGTGGTGACGACAGGCGGATTTGCTTGTGTGAAGCTATCCGGGGTCAACACTCCCAGTGAGTTCCGATGACCCACGTAGAAGATGTGTACCCGACCAGAGGTTTCCTGGAAGTCACCCGAGCCTTGTCCGCCTAGAGCGGGAAGAGCCATTTGTGATTACTCCTGATTCTTGTTGCTGGGGTGGGGACCATTCACATTTACATTTGACCGCTGGACAGTTGCGCCGGGGTTCTCAGTAGGTCGGGTTAAAGACCTGTGAGACATCCGGGGCTGAGTTCCAGAGGTTTGAGAGTTTGTCGATCTCACCACCACCAGCCTCACCGGCCGGGGCAGCCCCACCACCAAGCTGGGAGACTCCTCCCGTTGGGTGAGTGCCGACAGTTCGAGTGGAAGCCGTTCGCACGAAGCCCTGGCTGGCCTGACGCACCTGTGGAGGTGCAGCCGGCTGGTACGGGATTCCAGTTGTCAGAGCCAGGGCGGCCTGTGCCTGCTGTACTTCAGGGCTGCTTGCGAAGAGAGCAGTCAGAACGTCGTCCTCAGGACCGAGCTGGGTTTCCCCAACATCCATCTGAGCACCTTCGATCTGGATGTCCTGCTGCTCACCAGCCAACATTGGCTGCTGCTGCATCTCCTGAGCAAGCATCTGGTCGAGAAGCTGAGCATCATCGTCGTTCTGCTGAACCATCTGGGGCTGCTGCATCTGGTTCTGCTGAACTTGAGGCTGCTGGTTCTGTTGAACTTGAGGCTGCTGGTTCTGCTGAACCTGCTGCTGATTGCCCATCTGCTGCTGCTCCATCATGTTCTGGAGCTGCTGCTGCATGGCCTGAAGCTGCTGCTGCAAAGCCTGGACCTGCTCGTTGGCCTCTTTCTTCTGCTGTTGCTGATTGGACTTCTTGTCGTCCTCATCATCGTCGTTCTCTTGCTTCTGCTGAGCAGCTTCTTTCTTGTCCTTGTCCTTGGACTCTTCCTTCTTCTTCTTGATGTTCTCAAGGAACTGAGGAGGAACCTTGCCGGCCTGCTTCTTGTCCCCATCATCGTCGTCGTCGTTTTCCTGAGCAGCTTGCTTCTTGTCTTGCTGCTGATTGGACTTCTTGTCGTCATCATCAGCATCGTCGTTCTGCTGCTTCTGCTGAGCAGCTTCTTTCTTGTCTTGCTGCTGATTTGACTTCTTGTCCCCATCATCATCGTCGTCGTTTTCCTGCTTCTCCTGAGCAGCTTCGATACGATTGACGGTCTGGATGAGAGCAGCGTCTGGAAGATCCATGAGGGCAAACGCCTGATCCTCGATGGCCTGATCCGAAACATTGCCCAACATGGTGCGAGCGACCTTCACGCAGAGGTCTGCCTTCTTGATCACTGTCTCCTCACTGAGAGAAGCGGACTTGCCGCCACCACGAGCTGGGGAAGATCCGGGAGCCTTCTCAGGATGATTGAAGGTGTCGTCACGCATCTCAGGTTCTCCGATTTCGTTTCTCTCGGTAGTACCGCCAGCGCCGTACTCAGCCTTCCAGTTCTTCCCAGATGGGTGAACGTCTTCGGCGAACGTACTTGGATCACCGGTCACATACTCGTCAGCAGCAGGCTGCTGCTGGAGATGATCCTGATTCATTGCTCTCGGGTCTTCGGCATTCTTGACCCGAGCTGCAATCACGTTACGATTCCAAGTTGTGCGTTCACGACTCATGACAGTTCACCTTCCTGCTAGAGATCCGGCTATAAAGACAATCACGACATACCGAGATCGAAAATTCGCCCTTTGACGATTAGGGCTTCCTTTTCCGATCCGGTTAGTTCTCGACCAACCACCCTCCGACAAGCACCCAAATACCCATCCACATCCCCGTATGGAGCAGCCCCTCCGACAGCCAAAACAGTGCGGTAAATGCGCTTTTCCCCGGCGATCAAGGTCCCCTGATTCATAAGATCAATGAACCTCGAAACAGCCAAAAGCTCTCGTCCAGTGAGCCCAGTGGCAGCGGCTGCCTTCCAGCCCCCGTGCTTGTAGTGAAGCAGGCCGATCAAAATTCTCTTGGAAAGTTCAGGACTTCCAGTGGAAGCCAGCACTCGCTTGGCAATCTCTCGCCACACCGGACTCTTCTGAACAGCTTCCTTGATCAGAGTCTGGTTCTGGTTCTCAGACCCCTGGGGAGCTTCTTGTTTTCGGACCTCGCTCCGAACCTTGTCGATAGCCTTTTCCCTAATGTAATTCGCCACATCGGAGATGGCCTTGTCCAAAGCCTCATCAGTTTTCGGAGCCTCTTCTTTCGGAGGTTCCTCTCCTGGGGCAGTCATGAGGTCCTGAGCCCGAAGATCCCATCCTCTGGTCTCAGCACGGGCGGCCTTTTGCCACTGATTACTGGTTCTTGTCGGAGCAGGTTTCGAGAAAGCCGCCTGGATCATGTTTCCCAGCCCAGCCTTCTCCTGTTCTGAGGGAGTCAGAATGTTTCTGAGTACTGCTCCGGTAAATGCTGGATTGGCAACCCACGAAGCATCGATAAATGTGATCCCGCCTTTTCTGTCAGGATCTGTGGCGTGGCCGCAAAGTTCGGCGACCTTGCGTTGCTTACCGAGATCATCGACGAACGTATTCCCCTTCGAATACTTCACATGAGTGCAGAGTTGTGTCTCATCAGCAGCCACGTTTCCGCATTTCGTGCAAATCGTGTATCTGACACTCGCACCCATCGACAGTGTGGTAAGTTGTTTACTCTCGATTGCGGCAATGAGAGGCTTGTACTTTCGATCCGTGGCAACCAGAATGTCCACGTAGACTGATGGCCCGGTGTCACGAGCCACTGCATCAATCACACGGCCCTTTGCCAACTCTGCCAGTTGGAGGTGTTCTACGTAATTGTTACAGCCCACGAACGTGTTGTACGCGGTGAGAATCACACCACGAGAGAAGCTGTCACAGTTGTGAACGCTGAAACCGTTAGCAACGTACGAGTTGTCCTCTTCAACCTCTATGTTGAAGACTGGCCCAGTGTAGTCCACCTCATCGATCTTCTCGATGATCTGAAGTTTGTACCCATGAAGGAATCTTAGTTCTGGGACTGCTTGGATTCCTTCATTCCTTGCAACGTAGTCTAAGTACGCTCGCTCATAGTAGGTATGTTCAATCAGTTCTGGTAGCCACCCTCCGCCACACGAAACTTGCCAGGACACCGACTGCTTAGACGGGTCATTGACTATTTTGAAATGGCAAGACCCATTGGGAAAGTACCCTGGCAGCTTCAACCGCTTCCGGCCCGTCGTCTTTTGAATACACAATCGAGACGAAACCCCAAGGCGATCCAATATGAGTTGAAGCTGGCTGGCCAAAGACCTGGACGCAGTATTACCCACGAGCCGAATGTCATGTGGAGTCTCGACCAAGCACCCATCGCCTTCAAACCACGCCCGCAAAAGCTCCTTTTGGAGATCTGGATGAGCTGTCAGAAGATCAGGATGGAGAGTTTTTGTCCTGGCTCCATGCCCTTGCCCTCCATCGTACTCTTCATGAACCCACCTCTCAAAAAACGGCACAAGTTCACGGTTAGTCCGTGTGGTAACGTGGATACCGTTGTCATTGGCGTGTTCTCTCACAACTGACTCGGCTCCAAACTCAGACATCAACAAAGTCTGAACAGTATTGGCAAGGGTATGCCTTTCGTACTCATGAAAGGCCCAGGTAATCCCCCGCCGTCCATTATCTTTCTTCCCGTCAAGCTCGTAAAAACCTTCCGCTAGAAACAAGCCCAGCAACCTGGCCTGGCCTAAAGTCAAACCAACGTCTCGCTGTTCCTGAATGACAGGAGTGGTAACAAAGTCCCTATTTGTAAGGTTCCCAGCTATGGTAAAAATGCCCCGCTTTGAAGCGAGAAGATTCTCCTTGGAAATTTTGAGTCGGTGAAAACACGCGGTAGAACAGTAAAATCTGTTGAGAAGGTGGGTTATGCAGCGCGACGCCCAAGGAATGGGTTTCCCACATCGTACGCAACCTGCTTCTGGCCGAAATACAAAGAATGGGTGTTCTCGCGTTACAAATATACGATCTGTTGTACCCCGAGGCTTGATCCTAACAATGGGCTCGTCCACGTCCCTCTGATACGTGCGTGTGACTTTACGTGATCTACCCTTGTGTGTGAGAACCAAATCGCCTTCAGCTATCTGCTCAATCGGCTTTACGGTCCCATCACCCATTGTAACAAGCGTGCCAGGAACGAAACAGTTGTTGTTGACGTAACGAACTGTCTCAGGCGTGATGTAGTAGTCCTGAAACTGTCGGTCAATCTGCACGCCATCAACCATCTGACGACCGAGCGGACCAGGACCGTTCTCAGTATCGACAGATGCAACAATCGAACAGTGGGACAGGAGGTACCTGTCTGGGCTGAACTCCCCAAGCACAGTGTGAGCAGCAATACGCTTGTCGAAGGCTACCTTGGTGTTCGACTTTGAACGCACCACATCCCAAGCCGGCATCGAGATGGCCGGTTGGACAAGCGTGGAGTTAGCGTACTTGAGAAAGGCCATTACTTTGTTCGGTCGTAGGATGCCGAGAAGTTCGTCGTGGGCCTTGCACCAGACAGATGAACAAACTGCTTTCGCACCCTCACGAGGTAGCCTACGTCGGACACTTCGAAGGCCATCCCAACAGCGCTAACTCCGTCGAGGACGCCAATGAGGTGCCAGAACATCTTTTTGTAGTTACCTGCCTGACCAACAGTCACTGCTTTTCGAGACTCCGCCAGTAGTTTGTCGAGGCCTCCGGTTACTGCGGAAGCGCCCCCACCAGAAAATGCAGGTTGAAGATCCGTTGGGTCAGCCGCTGTTCTGTTGTACGAATAGTTCATGACCATCTCACTGGTTCACCGTCTGGTCCGAGAATGTCGGACTGTTTGATCAAGTAGAGATCTTGCGGGCACGCGAAGAGTCTCGTCTTCTGACCATCAGCCATCTTGTAGGTGGTCTTATGCATCTTCGTCCCGCACTTCGGACAGTTCGGCCGTCCGCCAACAAGTTCCTGCTTCGTGGCCCGATGCTGCCTGTTCGTGGACACCCAGTAGGTTGACTGCTTCGGGATCGCTTGCTGGATCAGAACATCGACTGTGTTTCGACCGAAGCGGTAGAACTTGTCCACTTCGTCTCGGATAGCCTCGTCATTGGCATTCATCGACGCATACCGATGCCAGAGTTCATCGTATGCTGAGATCTCGTGAGTGCCTTTGCTCCACAGTTTGGCCAATGACTGATGGAAACCTGCTGGAACCTCGGTTGTCCTCCAAAGCGACTTCGATGCCTGTCTCGTCACATCCCAGCCTGGGTACCAGGAGTGGTTCAGACTTGGAGGTAGGTAGAAGGCGAACGCTGGATTGACCTTGACGAGATCTTCTGGACTTTCACGTTCATTATCGAATGGCCATTGCACATCGATGAAGCCTATCCCCCTATGCACGGCAGTGACCCGGCCGTAATAAGGGGATAGGGCCGAACGCCCAACCATGAACTTCTGGACGCTATCGCCCACCGAGAAGTCACGAGTTAATTTCCAGAAGTCAATCAAGCGATTGCCCGTTTCCTACCGAATCAGCCAGCATTCTGCGTGAGAGGCTTACCTGCCGAATCCTTGCCTCCACGAACTGCGGACGACTGATCATCCGAGTAAGCAGACATGTAGGGTTCGTCAGCGTCTGCCTGAACCACGCCTTGGTCAGTCACGAACGAGTCCATGTACTTCTCGTCCGAATCACGCTGAATGACCTGAGCGTTCTTCTTCAGCTCGTTCAGGACTTCGGCCTGACGCTTGATCATCGAATCCTCTCCGAAAGCTGCCTGCTCGATCTTGTCAGCAACCTTGTCCAGGTTATTGACGACTTCGCGGGCAGTGTCGAAAGGGACGCCCCACTGTTCGTGGTTCGCCTGGATTTCCCCAGCAACCTTGTCGAGGCGGCCGAGGATGTTGGAAACCTTCTCACTTGCTTCTTTGGTTCTTACGGGCATGTTGATTCTCCATTGACTCACTGGTGATTGATTCTCAGGACATCTCCTTGATGGCCTGAAGGACTGGTACGAGTGCAGGGCGCACAGCAGGATTCGAAGCAGCCGTCCGGATCACCAACGCTCGAAGCTGGTTGAACTTGTCGGACGCTTCCTTCTTTTGCTGTTGCTGGTTCTGCTTCTTTTCTTGCTGATTCGACTTCTTGTCGTCGTCATCGTCGTCGTTCTCCTGCTTCTCCTGCGCGGCGACCTTATTCGCCAGCTCAACGAGGTCATAGGCAAGAGTGGGGTTCGTCTCTGCTGCCTGGGCAGCGAACTTGCGGATTTCGTGTGAAGCTCTCATGGTCACTATCTCTCCTTGTGAATCTTCTGCGGATCGAAACGGAAACTTCTTCTGTCTGGTCCCTCTGGGAGCTGGTCCTTGCCTCGTGGTGGGCTTGTACCCACCGGGAACTTTCTCAACAGTCAGGTGGTGCTTCTTGCCCACGTTTTGAGCTGCTCTGAATGCTTCAGCCCCAGCCCCATCAGGAAACTTCACCCACACCACAGTCTCCCTGACCAGGCCCATTTTCTCCTGCTGATGAGTCAGAGGGCCACTATACTTTGGATGATCCCCAAGGCTTATATGCCCATCGTCGTGGACATTTCCCTCATCATCACGGAATTTGAAGAACGAATCCTGAAGGTCTCGGATCGTATCGACGTTGAACGGGTCGTTGCCTACGAAGAGTAAAT